ATCGAAATTCAACTCGTCTCATAAGATAGAGATGTACATCGAAAACATCGAAGGATTTGATGGAGAGGGTGACCTCTTTACACGGTTTGGAGTTGAAATTCGAGATGAGGCGACGTTCGTTGTATCGAGGAAGAGATGGACGGCTCAAGTTCGAAGACACGACAACGAGATCACAGCCGTAAGACCATTGGAAGGAGACTTGATCTACCTTCCTATGACGAATAAGATATTCCAAATCATGCATGTTGAGCATGAGCAACCGTTCTATCAGTTGTCTAACCTTCCCGTGTTTAAGATGCGCTGTGTTCTATTCGAATACAGCGATGAGGATCTTGATACAGGAATCGCTGCTATCGATAAGATCGAGCAAGACTACGGATACAAGTACATCGTTTCCGTTACTGGTCAGACTATCCTCAGCATCGATGATCGTGTCGGTCGGACTGCTTCGGTGTCCATATCCGATACCGTAAACATGAACGGTGAGATCGCTAAGTGGTCAGACTCAGACAATAAGATCCACCTCATACATGTCGGCGCGGACGACGGTAAGTTCCATGTGTTCCCAACTTCTGGATCGGTCTTGGTCGGTGACTCAGACTTCGTAATACTCTCAGTTGCTGAAGACAACCAGATATCAGCCAATGAACAAAACACAGACTTTAGTACGATAAGTCTAGACTTCCTCGACTTTACTGAAGCTAACCCATTCGGTGATCCGGAGGATAACTAATGACTGACGACTTCTTTGACTTTGGCTTTACGGCCGTTGACGAAAACGAGCTGGAAGCTGTACAGAAAGCTACACAGGAAGTGACTCAAGTCGCCTCCACTGCTACAACTACTCAAGACAAACTGGATAGACTATACAACGCCATCATACCCTTGCTGACCAATCTGAAAAAGAATCCAGAGAAAGAATACATACTATGGCCCGATCGGCTTTCAAAGGTTGAAGCCTTCGAGGATAAACTTACTGAGATTTATAAGAGCTAAAGATGTTTGGTACCTACTTCTATCACGAAAAAATTCGAAAGTGCGTAGCTCTTTTTGGACGTCTGTTCAATAACATATACATCATTCGTAAAAATTCTTCGGGTGATGTGATCAGCCAGGTGAAGGTTCCTCTTTCCTACGCTCCTAAGAGAAAGTATTTGGATAGAATCAGAGAGAATCCTACTCTTACTGGAGACACTCAGGTAGCGATTAAGCTTCCTCGTATGTCGTTTGAGATTACAAACTTCCTGTATGATACATCACGTCAGTTGACTAAAACCAGTACGTTTAATACAGTGGGGTCAGCGAATACGGTTAGGCAGAAGTTTTTCCCACCGGTTCCATATACGATTAACTTTCAGCTAAATATATACGCAAAGACGCAAGACGACGCTCTGCAGTGTGTTGAACAGATACTACCATACTTCAACCCGCAATACACCGTAACCGTTAAACCGTTTACTGAAAACTATCCTGACTTCAAAGAGGACATACCCATCATCATACAAGGGTTGTCTTTTCAGGATGACTTTGAGGGATCGGTCGAGCAAAGACGGACAATCATTTATCAGCTAGACTTTGAAATGAAAGTTAGCTTCCATGGACCGATAGTATCCAACGCGATCATTCGTCAGGCTGATGCTGTAGTCTCACTGATAGACAACGGTCTAAACGACTCAGATGTTCCTTTAGAAACTATTACCTCCGTACCGGATCCGGCGTCTGCTTTCGGCATGCCTGATTCCGACTATGGATTCCTTACAACCGTATCGGATAGTGCATAATGAAAGATGATGATAATGTAAAGAGTGACTACGATTATTCTCGTGAAACCTACTACGACTTAATTGAAAAAGGTCGAGAAGGCCTTGAAGATATGATACAAGTTGCTAGAGAATCGGAGCATCCAAGGGCTTATGAAGTACTTGCCGGTATGTTAAAAAACATCGCCGACATCAACGATAAGCTGATGGACCTCAATAAGAAGCATAAAGATATCACTCAACCCACAAAAGAAACCAAACAAGTAGAGCATCAACAGAATAATATATTTGTAGGATCAACCGCTGACCTTCAGCGTATGCTACAGAAAGAAAGTGAAGAAATGATCGATGTCACTCCTCCAGACGAACACTAGTTACCTCGGAAATCCAAACGTTAAACGAGATGGTATTAACCAGCAATGGGAACCGGAGCTCGTGCAGGAGTATGCGCGGTGCATGAAAGATCCCATTTACTTTTGTGAAAAATATGTGAAAGTCATTGCGTTGGATAAAGGTCTTGTACCATTTAAATTGTATCCGTATCAAAAGAGTATGTTTGATCATTTTAATAACAGTCGGTTTAATATCGTCTTGGCGTGTCGGCAGTCCGGTAAATCTATCTCTGCTTGCGCTTACCTTCTATGGTTCGCTTTATTTCATGGTGAGAAGACGATAGCCATCATGGCGAACAAGGGTGCGACTGCCAGAGAGATGCTGGGTCGTATCACACTGATGCTTGAAAACATTCCATTCTTTCTACAACCGGGATGTAAAGCGCTCAACAAGGGATCCATTGAGTTTAGTAACAACTCTAGAATAGTTGCTGCTGCAACATCCGGTTCCTCCATTCGAGGTATGTCGGTCAACCTTCTGTACCTCGATGAGTTTGCTTTCGTTGAAAGAGCGACTGAGTTCTATACATCAACTTATCCGGTCGTATCATCAGGTAAAGAGACTAAGATTATCGTAACTTCAACGGCCAACGGGATAGGAAATATATTCCATAAAATTTGGGAAGGAGCGCTTCAAGGAGTCAACGAATTCAAGCCGTTTCGTGTGGACTGGTGGGATGTACCAGGACGAGACGAGCAATGGAAGCAACAGACTATTGCTAATACTTCTCAACTCCAGTTTGATCAGGAGTTTGGTAACACTTTCTTTGGTACCGGTGATACTCTTATCAACTCAGAAACTCTTATGTCTTTAAGAGCTCATAACCCTATTCAAACCCTCGAAGGAGGGGACCTTCTCGTCTATAAACAGACGACTAAAAAACATGAATACGTTATGACGGTTGATGTATCAAAGGGAAGAGGCCAGGACTATTCTACGTTTAACGTGATCGATATTTCAGTCCGCCCGTTCGAACAGGTCGCTGTGTATCGTAATAATACTATCTCGCCTATCCTCTTTCCTAATATTATCTATAAGTATGCTAAAGTCTACAGCGACGCTTATGTAGTTATTGAATCCAATGACCAGGGATCGGTTGTGTGTAATGGGTTGTACCATGACTTTGAGTATGAAAACATGCACGCCACATCTACGGTGAAGGCAACCGGTCTTGGAATCGAAATGAATCGAAAAGTCAAGAGGCTAGGGTGCTCAGCGATTAAAGATATTATAGAAGCGAATAAGATTAACATAGTTGATGAGCATACAATTCTTGAGATCTCTACGTTTGAAGCGAAAGGTCAGTCCTATGAAGCAAGTGACGGAAACCATGATGATTTAATGATGAACTTAGTAATGTTCGGATACTTCGCATCCACTCAGTACTTCGGTGATATGACCGACATCAACTTGAAGCAGATGCTATTCGAGCAAAAGATGCAAGAGATTGAAGAAGACATAGTACCGTTTGGATTCATAGATGACGCATCGGATCATATACAACAGATTGAAGAGCCGGAATCACCGTGGGCCATCACTTATGATCGAGATTTATAAATATATAAATAATAGTGAATTGAAACTTCAACCGTATTATGTATTCATATCATTAACAAAAAGGAAAAAGACATGGCACTTTTTACACCTTCTGAATCTCCTGCGGTTGTCGTAAGGGAGATCGATTTGACTGGTGGCGTTCCTAACGTCCAGTCAACTACAGGTGCTATTGCTGGTGCTTTCAGATGGGGTCCTGTTTTGCAGCGAGTAAATATCGCTAACGAAGCAGAGCTAGTAGAAACATTTGGAACTCCGGTAGATAGTGACCTAACGCAGCCACACTTGTCAAGATCATTCCTTGCAGCAGCTCAGTATTTGAGATACTCAAACTCTTTGGTTGTTGTAAGAAACAATGATAGTGATGGTGCTGGCAACGAACCATTAAACTCATACGCCGTCGTCGGACGTAATGTCAGTAACATCAGTTCTGCTGATGATAGTGACTACTCTGCAGCTCAAGGTGCAACTTTAAGTTCTAGAATCACAAACGGTATTCCTAATAATCCGTCTGTTGGTTCATTGAACTTTAGCTTTACTCAAATACTGAATAGATCAAACTTTGAGGCTAGACAGAGTACTCTTGAAGGGTTGAGCGATAACATCGACGATGGATACACGGATTCAACGGCTTATTCTTCCGCTAAGGTTGGCTTCATCGCCAAGTATCCAGGTGAGCTTGGTAACAGCTTGAAAGTAGCATGGATCGGAGCAGACTCCGATACCACAGCGTTTGATGCATGGACTTATGCTTCAAGCTTCGATGCTGCTCCAGGAACATCCTACTCCTCTTCTCTTCAGAGCGCATCAAATGATGAGATGCACTTGGTCGTCATCGATGAAGACGGTAAGTTCAGCGGAACTCGCGGTACAGTTCTTGAGAGATTCTCTAATCTATCGATTTTGAGAGACGGAAAGAACTCGGAAGGAGTAAGTCAGTACGCTAAAGACGTAATCAACAACAAATCAGATTACATTTGGTTCTTAAACTTCGATTCAGACTTGTCTGCTCAAGGAGCTGGTAATGCAGTTGTATACAACACTCAATACGGTTCCGACTCAGTGGTTGCTAAATCGGTATCGATGGCTTTGGGCAATGATGGAGGACCTCTATCTGTTGGAGGTTATGCGACAGCTCATGACTTGTTTGAAGACAAGGATCAGGTTGAAATTGATTTCTTGATCGCTCCAAGCGTATCAGCACAAACCAATTTGGTTACTATCGTTAACGATCTTGTTGCTACAGCTCAGTCAACTCGTAAAGACTGCGTGGTTGTTACATCTCCATCTAGAAGTGATCTGCTTGATGAAACTTCTGATGCTACTAAGGTGACTAACACCGTTACTTTCGCAAATCGATTGACTAGCTCTTCATACCTCATCGTAGATAACAACTACTTGAAGGTATACGATAAGTACAACGATCGTTACATTGATATTCCTGCAGCTTCAACGGTTGCTGGTATCATGGCTGCAACGGATATCAACAGAGCCGCTTGGTTCTCTCCTGCTGGTTCAGCAAGAGGACAGGTTCTAGGTATCACCGCTCTTAACTATAGCCCAACTAAAGCTCAAAGGGATACTCTGTACAAGGCTGGCGTCAACCCGATCGCCAACATTCCTGGACAGGGAACACTTCTCTTCGGTGATAAGACTCACCTATTGAGACCATCCGCTTTCGATAGAATCAACGTAAGACGCTTGTTCTTACTTCTTGAAAGAGCAATTGGTAGAGCTGCAGAGCAGGTTCTGTTCGAATTCAATGATGAATTCACTAGAGCAAACTTCGTGAACATCATCGAGCCAGTACTTCGTGAAGTACAGGGTCGTAGAGGTATCACCGACTTCAGAGTAGTTTGTGATGAAACAAACAACACTGCTGCTGTGATCGATCGTAATGAATTTAAAGCTGACCTCTTTATCAAGCCTGCACGTTCAATCAACTACGTAACTCTGAGTTTCGTGGCAGTGAGAACTGGCGTGGACTTTGAAGAAGTCGTAGGCACGGTATAAGGAGATAAAAAATGGCAGTATTAGGAGTAGATGACTTTAAGTCGAAACTAAGAGGTGGTGGTGCTCGCCCTAATCTATTTAAGGCGACGATCAACTATCCAGGATATGCAGGCGGTGATACTGAGCTAACAAGTTTCCTTTGCGAAACTGCTCAGTTGCCAGGGTCAACCATCGGAACAATCATTGTTCCATTCAGAGGTCGTCAGCTTAAGCTTGCTGGCGACCGTACGTTTGCGCCTTGGGCTGTTACGATCATCAATGATACAGACTTTGATGTTCATAACGCTATGGAGCGTTGGTCGAACGGCATGAATGCTCATACAGCTAACACGGGTATCACAACTCCACTCGGTTACTCTGCAGATCTTAGGATCGAGCAGCTTGATCGAGATGGAAGTACACTTAAGCAATTCTTGCTTAGAGGTGCTTTCCCAACGGAGATTGGAGCGATTGACGTAAGCTACGGTACGAATGATGAGATCGAAAGATTCCAGGTATCATTTGAATATCAGTACTACGAGTCAATTTCATCTCGTGAAGGTTACACTACATCTTAGATAGATAATAGAAAAGGGGCTGGGGTAGTCCTAGCCCCTCTTTCTTACAAGGAATTAAAATGGCAGAAGATAGAGGTCTTCGTTTATTCGGATTTGAAATTAAGAGAGCTAAAACGGAAGATCCTAAAAAAGCTCCCTCGATCGTTCCTGCTCGTGATGATGACGG